AAGGGGGAATAACAAGGACGCGATCTTCCATAGGGACATCGTTATCGTCCAGTTTCTGAATCATGTCACGGTAAAACGCATCAGAAAAGATGTCAGCAGCTACTGCCGTGTCATCTGTGTACTGAGTTGTTGTACCGCCATCGTTAAAGAAACAGCCAGTGTGCTGGTAATCAGTAGGAGCTACTGAGCCAGTGTGTACGACTGCGCCACCATTGCCAAAGCCAGTACCGCAAGAGTGCAGGTCAGTGTCTACCCTTGTAGCAAGGGCATAACCAGCATCATCAGTATAGAACTGACGTAGGCTGCTAAGAGCCTGTACTTCAACAATGTCTTCGATCAACCTTGAGTATTCAAAGTGTCGATTAATGTCGATAGCCAGTTCACTTTCAGTGTTGGCAATGATAGTAACCGCTGTATCAGCAGCCTTGGCATTGGCATCACCGCGAGTGGGCTTCGGTATATGGAGCTTGTCGCCTTTCTTTCCGTTCATGGAAATCTTTTTGACAAGCGGAGCCATTTTTAGGTTTTTCTGATAAGCAGCAATAATTTCATCCGACCAAATTTCGGGGATAAAAGTTGCTGCTTCTGTAACAGCGGTATTACCCGCCGCGCCAGGATATGTAGCAGTAGCCATGAGTAACTTCTCCTAAGTTATTTGACTCGACCCTCCTGGTACGCTCTTAAAATTTCTTCAGACAAAGATTGATACCTTTCTGGGTCGTCACGAATTAGCTTAATAATGTCTGCCCTGCGATAGACTTTCCTATTTGACTTCTCCGCGCTGCCTTGCACATTACCTGTGTTAGCTGATTTAATTTGCTGCTTCCTAGCCTGTTTTTCAACATTGGCTACTTGCTGTGCTGAACCTTTCAACTCTTTCCAGAGCGTAAAAAGCTCATTTCCAGCCTCTGCATTAAAATTTTTATCAGCCTCTACATATAACTGCGTCCTAATTGGGGAAGATTTTATCCATTCTGCGAACTTCTCATCAGCGAGAATGTCCTGCATGTCAGGATGTCTGCTTTGGAGTTGTGCCAGGGACGTTTGTTTCTTGTGCCTAGCAGTATACTCTTCAGCCTCCCTAATCTTAGGAT